TTGGAAATGTAGTTGGCGCGCCCGTCAAAGCCCTCGAACGGGAAAATCATCAGGCAAAAACCCCACTCGCCATGCGTGGCCTCCCTGAGCGCACCGCCGATGGAGCGGCCCAGCCGGTTGGCCACCTCGCGCACCGCTCCTTCCATCGGCTGGTCGCCAAATCTCTCCGCCATCACTCGATCCTCGATGCAGCCGGCGGGGCCGCCTCACCCGACTGCCGCTCGAAACTGTCAGCAGGCGTTTCCGGATCAGCCGCCGTCGCCGTCTCGCGCGGGGTGCCATCCGCCTGCCGGGTGATGGCGACGTTGACCCACATCGACACCTCGCGCAATTTGCGCAACAGGTACGTCTTGTCGGGACCCTCCGGCACCAGCATCTCCAGAGCCTGCGCGTACTCCGCCGCCGCCTTGCGACACACCGCCATGTCGTCAATCTGCTCAACACTCGGCTGCAAAAATTCAAACATCGCCGCGTTCATCTGGACGCTCCTCCCATGCTGAGAGCAAAGATCAAATCCCAGCGCTTGACACAAGTCAAGCCAGAGCTTGATGCGATACGGCGCCAGAGATTTTTTTTAATGGCGAGACCGAGTGCGAAGAGAAGATCGTGTGTGCGGGGTGTTGTGCAGGTGACAGTGGCAGCCCCCTCCGGCGTCCGTCCGGCAAACCCCCCTCCCCACCTCTTGTAGGAAAGGGGACCCATGAGCCACTGCATGTGGTGGTGGCAGGCTTGGTCTCTGTGTCAAGGCTGGTCTTTACTGGTCGCTGTCATGCTGTGCCTTGCCGTCGTCTCCTGCTTGGGCGTCACATCCTTCGCCGAGGCTTCAATTAACCGCTGCGCCGCAAGCATATTCGGCGTTGCTGCGATGGCTTGCCGTGCCAGCAATGTGGCCAGCACCTTGGCCCGGTCATCGTCGGTTATCTCGTGTTTCACGGTCAAGGCACCGCTTGCCACGGTCTCTAATCGGTCTGCGTACACTTTCGGCTTGAGCTTGCTTGCGACCCACTTGCGCGCGTCCACTCTGAGTCGCGCTGCGTTGACACGAGCGCTGTCCATGTGACCCGCGTCTTTCACCTCGTCGGCAATGGAGACCACGTCATCAGCAAGCGTGTCTGCGCTGACTTCACGCGCTTGAGTGTACATCTCTGCGAAGATCGCATCCGTGCGCAGCCATTCGTACCACTGCGTCTTGTTCGGGCCCTGTGGATAGGCACGGCTGAACCCGTTGACACTGCCGCCGTCCTCTATGGCCTCGCAGAGGCGCTTGCACCATTCGCTGCGCTCTTCCGGCGCGTAGGCCCTTGCCACCCGTACCAGTGGCGCCGATGGGCGTGGCTTTGCTGGTCTTTTGCGGCGCAGCCTGTCGCGATCGGCCTTGCGCTTGTTGGCCTTGCGCTTGAGGGCGACGAAATTGGCCTGTGCGGCGGAGACGTCGACCGGGAAGGGATCGTCGGGCATCGGGGCTTTTACCGTGCGGGGCCGCCGTTGTGAACTGCCGGGCTCCAGAGCCGCGGCGCCCGTTCCTGTACCGAGGAGGAGCTAAGAACGTACGCTGATTCGTTTTGTTTGTGCACATACAATCGGTCTTTTCTCCTGCCTTATCATACGGTTATGCGATTGTGACGGGGGCTTGACAGAAAACAGGACCATAGTCCGTTCGGCCCGATGCCCGGTAACCCATTGGAGACACAGTCTTTTCATGTGTCTTTCAGCCACCGCCGGTATGATCATGGGGCAAGCATACCCCCAAGGGCTGGTAGGCCGCCCCGTGCACACTCCACCGTATCTAGTGGCTGTGGAGTGCGGTGACAGTAGGCTTGACAGGTGCTCAAGAGACCATTACCAACGCCCTGCGTTTGCGGCGTTGTGCTGCACACCTTTACGGAGAAAGACCAATGAAAGTTGCGACCAAAACCACCGCCGAGCTTGAGGCCATCTTGGGCCCGCGCGGTTCCTTTGTGACCACCAAGGAAAACCGCTGGGACGTGCGCAAGTGGCTCACCGCGCAAGGCTTCAAGGCCTTCCACGTCAACCGCATGACCTTCCGCGAATTGTCGGGCGCCTATAACGACGTCACCGGCAAGGCGATTGCCGCCCTGCGGGCGCAGACGCCGGAAGCGCAGCCAGCCATGAACCTGCCACAGGCCATTGCCGGGACGGACGACAACGCCCCTTTCCTGCTGGTGCCTGCCGAAGAGACCAAGGCCCCGGCCATCGGTGCACAGGTCAAGACCAACGGCGCCACCCCGCCGGCAGGAACGCCGGACGTTGGCCGCATTGCCGAAATGCTGGCGCAACTGTTCGCGCAGCAGCAGGCCCCGGCGTTGGACTTTGCCGCCGTGCGGCAAATTGTGCACGACGAGGTCAAAGGCCTCAAACCCCGCCCCGTGCAAGTCATCGTCAACGGCGCCGCGGGCGTGGTCATCGACGAACGAGTCCACCCCGTTTTCGACCGCGTCTTAAAGCTGGTCGGAAACGGCGCCAACGTCATGCTGGTCGGCCCTGCCGGCTGCGGCAAGTCGCACCTGTGCGAGCAGATGGCCCGTGCGCTCAAAGCGGACTACGGCGCGATCCACGGCACCGCGGGCGCCTCGGAATCGGCCCTGACCGGCTGGCTGCTCCCCTCCGACGGCGGCAAGTTTGAATACGTCCCGGCGCGCTTTGTGGAGCTTTACGAAAAAGGCTCTTCGCTCTTCTGCTTTGACGAGATGGACGCCTTCGACCCCAACATGCTGCTGGTCGTCAACGGCGCCACGTCGAACGGGCATATTCACATTGCCCACCGCCGCAACATGCCGTCGACCAAGCGCGGCAAGGACGTGCGCCTGATGGCCACCGCCAACACCTTCGGCACCGGGGCAAACCCCATGTACGCCGGACGCGCGGCGCTGGACGGCGCCACAATGGACCGCTGGATTATCGTCACCGTCGACTATGACCGCGACCTAGAGGCCGACATTGGCAAGGCCGCCGGGCTGTCCGCCGCCGAGATGGGCGAACTTTGGACGTTGCGCGACAAGGTGCGCGCCGCCCAATTGCGCCGCACCATTTCAACCCGGTCTTTCCAGAAGGCCGGGATCATGAAGGCCGCGGGCGACAACTGGCAGACCACCATGACCACCTTGACCGAAGGCTGGAGCCGCGACGAAAAGGCGAAAGTAGGCCGGTCATGAGCATCACCCCGCAGAAGGTTGACCGCGCGTCCTACGAGACCGTGGCGGACTTTATCGACGCCGCCAATACCGTGCTGGTCAACGCCAGCAATGCCGACATTGTCGCGGTCTTTCGCGAGGACAAGGGCCAGCAATTCGGCGCGTCTTTCTTTGGCGCCGGATGCCGCAACGGGCTGGCGGTGCAGACACTGGTCAATGACGGCTGGCAGGAAGGCCGCACCCGCGTGGACGGCTTCCTGTCGAAGCTGGAGACCATTGAACTGGCGCCGCGCGATATGCGGCGCCGGTTGACCCTCGCCGACATGGGCGACCATCTCAATATTGGCGACGTCTATGCCGGACGCTTTGCCACCGCGTGGACCCGCGCCACCCGGCAAACCGGCTTTGGCCCGCAGCGCGTCGATCTTGTGGCCAACATGATCACCGCCGGAAGCCAATCGCCCGACGTCCTGTTCTGGCGCGGCGCCGCCGCCGTGGCGTTGTGCGACAAGCTCGAAGCGGCGGGCTACATGGTCCGCTTGATTGTCGGATTTGGCGGTAAGGGTATGGGCGCCGACAAGGTGTCCTGTCGCATCACGGTCAAGAACCACGACATGCCGCTGGACCTGTCCACGGCATCCTCCGTCATGCTGCCGGGCTTTTTCCGCGCTATCGGGCATCAGTGGATTGCGGCGCATGCCCCGCGCCGCTCCGATTGCGTGGGCATCTCAGTGAAAAATTGCGACACCGAGGCGGGCGAAATCTTCCTTTCGCATGAGGTCTCCAACGAGGCGGGCGCCCGCGCCCGCGTGGAGCAGGTCATCCACCAGCTAGACGCCGCGACCACCGCCGCGGCTTGAAAGCGCAAGGAACTGGCGCCCCATGTGGGCGCCAGTGACGTGCGCTCCTGCACGAAAACGGAGAACGACCACATGCAAGCGATACGGACAAAGTACATCGGCCCCGGCAACGTGCGCGGCTCCCGCGTCAAGGCGACGGCGCAGGCTGGAAGCCTGACCGTCGGTTGGGACTCGCGCCTCAATTCCGAGGCCAACCACAAGGCCGCCGCGCAGGAACTGGCGCTGCGGCTGGATTGGCCCGGCCATTGGGTGGGCGGTGGACTGCCCGACGGCTCCACCGCATGGGTGTGTGTCGACGAGCGCGACGCCTTCACCGTTGCCAAGGCGGGGTTACGCTCATGACCAAAGACGAATTTTTGACCGGCGGCAGCGCTTTGCTTTTCTTGTTTGTGCTGGCGCCGCAATTCTTCGCATGGCTTGGCGAGGGCCCCGCCCTGCCCGGCTGGCTGGTCACCGCGGCGCTCGTTTTCTGTGGCGTCGCCCTGTGGCGGGTGCGCTCATGAACGAGCATACCCGATTGGCCATCGCGGGCGGCATCTTTGCCGGGACCGCCTTGGCCGCCATTGCCATCGGCTGGCTGGCATCGCCAGCCAAGCCGCTGGCGCCCGTGCCACAGGCCAAGGGCTGGACCGTGGAGCAGATGCGCAGCCCCGACATCGACGCCCGCATGCGTGAAGCGCTGCAACCGTGCAGCGTGGAATGTAAAATCCCGACGCCCGAACAACGGCGGGAATCGCAACGCAAGGTGGACGCATGGCGACGCCAGCACGAGGAGACGTTGCGGCGCCTCAAAGCGCGACCGCTGGACCCGACCGGCAACCGCGTCGCCCCGCGCCCGCGGTGGGAGTGGAAGCAGACTTGACCAAGACCCCTCGCCTTGGCATTGTGTCAAGGCGAGGCTTTACACAGACAACGGAGAAAAGACCTATGACCAAAGTCAACGCCAAGACCGTCCTCACGCGGGCGCAGCGTGTCGCGCTCTTCAAGGTGTTCCAGCGGGACTTCCCTAGCTACGTGACGCCAACGCGGCGCCGATCCGCGTTGGCCGTCCCGGGCGAGGCCCTGATCCGCGTCCCATCCATCCAGTGGCGCCAGTTTCGCGCCCGGGTGCAGCCCGCCTTCGGCGATACCTGTGTGATGCTCAAATGGGCAGGGATGTGGCTGGGGATCGAGCGCGACGGCTACACCCATAGCTAACAGCGCAAGCGGCAGCGGCTGGCGCCTTGCCCGCCGCTGCAACGTGCGCTCCCGCACGACACGGAGAAAAGACCATGACCACGAAGACCGAGACTGCGACCGAGACCACGACCCGTTGCCGCTGGTTTCTCTACTGCGAGAACCCGGCCACCGCGACCGAGCCGCACCCGGTGCTAGGCCCGGTGCCAATCTGCCCGCGCTGCGCCGGCTGGCTCGCGCGCATGCGGGCGAAGGGCTGAGACGGGCAGCCGGATTCAGCAGGCGATCATCGAGACGGGCAGCCGGATTCAGCGCGCCGCGCGTTTGCTTTTGGCTTTGCGGTAGGCGTCCGCCGCCGCTTCAGGCGTGGCGAAGTGCCCAAGAAAAAAGGCGCGGCCATCAATCATGATCCGCGCCTTGTAATAAATGTATCTGATTTGCCAGCCGCGATGCTTTCCCCGGCGCGGGGTGTACCGGACACGGAACACCGACACGCCGGGGTAGCCTCGCATTTAGGCAGCCGCTAGTTGAGTCTCTTTTTCCGGCGTCTCATCAGCGCCCACAGACCGGCGAGGCCGCTGATGAACAACGGACCAGAACCGGCAATAGGTGTCGGCACCGCGAACGGTGTCGGTGTCAGATCGCCTGTCAACCCAACAGGACCAGTACAACCACCAGTGCAGTCGGTGAGCAGAGCGTCTGCCGCCGCAATGATGTTCATGTTGTTGAACTGAGTGGTGGCGAAAAGGAAGCCACTGAAGTTGTCGATAGTGAACGACAGTGTGCTTCCGCATCCGCCAGACGATCCACCGTTACCGCAGTCAGCCGAAATGCCGTCCGAAAAGAACTTGAACGGCCCGTTCGAGTAAGTGGCGGGGCTGGTGTGTGTCAGCACCTGAATGTTGGTGCCTTGTGCGAGGTCGATTGACGTTGCGTCGATGAACCCCGTTCCAGCCAAGCTCAAGTTGAACAGGAAGTGCGAGCCTGTCTGGAGCAGGATGTTGGGGTCCATGTTGACGTTGACGCCAACCTGATCGCAAGAGGCATCCAAGCAGGATGCCGATGCTGTGCCGAAAGTGCCAGTTCCCGCAAAATCGCTTTGCGTGAAGGTGGCAGCCTTCGCGGGCGTTTGCGCCGCCCCAGCCATCGCCAGCAGGGCGAGCCCTGCCAGTATTCCTCTGGTTTTTCTCATGGTTTCTCCTTGTTGCTAGTCTAGCAAGGCCGAGCTTGACACCCTGCGGAGGTAATTGGCAATGTCTAATTTGTAGACAAACGCCATTAGGCTTGACATTTGGGAGAGGTGGGCTACTTTGCGGTGTGCAAACAACGGAGAAGAGATCATGACCAAATCACCTATCAAACCGGCCCTGTACGGCTTCCTTATCGACCCGCAGGCGCAGCAGATCAGCCGCATCGAGATGCCCGCCGATTCGCGCGGCAACCTTGACACCATGTACCAAGTCATCGGCTGCGAACTGGTGGAAGTGGCCTATATCAACGACCAGCGCGACGGTGTCTTCGTCGACGAAGAAGGCCTGCTCAAGCCGCAAAAGTATTTCTTTTTCATCGAGGGCGGCCACCAGCCGCTGGCCGGGCGCGGCATCGTGCTCGGTTGCGACGAAGAGGGCGAGACCATCGCCCCGACCGTCACACTCGATTGGCTGCGCGCCAACGTCTCATTCATTGAACGAATCGCCTCCGGCATCACCGCCATCACGAGCCCAACGGGCGTCCGGTCTGACGTGATCGAGTCGTTCTTTGCCTGAGTGGTCGCAGCCCATGCAGCCCGGGACCCCACCCGGGCTGCATGTTCGGCAACCAAGAGGAGAAAGACCAATGGGACTCGATATGTACCTGAACGGCAAAGCCTTCCTATGGACGGATTGGGACAAGCCGGAGAACAACCTGCAACGTGACGGCTACCGCGTCCGCGAGATCACGCTAGAGCTTGGCTACTGGCGCAAGCACCCGGACCTGCACGGCTACATCGTGAAAGAATTTTCCGGGGGGCTGGACAATTGCGAGGAGATCAACCTCACCGCCGAGAACATGATCCAGATCATCGCCGCCATCAAAGACCGGCAACTGCCGCACACCGAGGGGTTTTTCTTCGGCGCCAGCGACGGCAGCGAAGACAAGGCAACCATCGAGATATTCCTCAAGGCCATCAAATGGCTGGAGGGCGTGGCGGCCCTGCGCATGGCCAAGAACGTGACCCCGCTGGGCCGCGGCATGGTCGTGGCAGAGATCGACGTCGAGACGGTCAAGACTATCAAGGAGTCGCGCGAGGTCGTCTATCGCGCGTCGTGGTGACGTACCGGAATACCGCCTAACAACAGGCTCACGAAAATTCTGCAATCGAGGAGAAAGACCATGCGCGACCCCAATGCGACGCTGGCCAAGTTCGGGATGGACCCCGAGAAGATCGTGGAGAAGCGCATGCGACGGGCCAGCCGCCTGCACGACCATATCTTCGACGGCGTCGGCGGGATCGTCGGCGAGATTCTGTCGATGTGCGATCACTGCGGCTTCGGCAATGCGTCGCGGTTGCACGTCCTGCGCGGCGCGGCAGAGCCGCCGCTCTTCGCGCTGGCAATCTCCATCACGTATCCGCCCGACATCGAGGCGGCGCCGGGCGACAAGATACCGCTCGACTCGCTGGTCTTCGCCGGTCTCTTTCTCGCCCATGCCAGCGAGAACGCCGCAGGCCGGGCGCCCGAGGCCATCGACAACGCCATGCACGACACCCACACCGCCTTCGAGAAGCTGACCGGCAGGCTTTTTCGCGACTGCTTCATCGACACCTGCGGCTGCGCCACCTGCAAGCAGCACCGCAAGCGCACCGGCATCAAGCTGAACCCCGACCGGACAGACCGATGGATATGAAGCGGCGCCACGGATCGGCGATGACCGGCGACGAGGTCCGCATGGCGCTGGCCGCGCTCAACCTCGACACCGAGCCGCACAAGGCGGCGCGCATCTTCGACCACCACGTGCGCTCGATCTGGCGCTGGCAGGTCAGCGGGGCGCCGCCGCATATCGCGCTGGCCTTCGACGAATTGCTGGCCGGTCGCATCCCCGAACGCGGCGTCAAGTATCTGTTGCGCCGCATCGGTCGCTCGCGTGACGACGGCAGCCGCTACCAGCGGGCGCCGCAATGACCGCCGCCTAATGGTCGGTCGGAGGAATCATGGCTAACCGGGCGCAACATTGGCAATGGAGGGATAGCCTGCAATCCTCCACACTCTCCATTGCCGCCGCTAAAGGAACGACAGCATGAAACACGACGAAGATTATCTCAGGCGGCTGGACGACAATGCACCTCGGGATTTGGTGCAAACACTTACTGACCACGCCGCGCTGATCCGCAAGATGGACGCTATCGCGAATGCTGACGGTCCAACGCAGACCAATGAAGCAACGGCCAAATTGCTTGATTGGGCCGCTCGCGTCGTCACGCTATATCGAGCGCGTTACCCTGAAAAAGCGACTGACACGCATACCGCCGCACAGGACCCGATCAAATGGGCACAGCTACTAATCGAGCAGCTACCGGCAAACCACGATGGTCGGAATAGCTGGTTGCTCAATCACGGAGTTGGCGAGGAATCCGACAAGCTCCGTGAGCAATGGGAAAAACGAAACGACCGAAAACTTCCGCTGCGCGCAGTTGGCTAGAATGGAGACGACAAGGGCTTCCGGTGCCAATCTTTCGCGATCAACGGATCGCCGGGGCGCGACCTCCCGAGTTGGCTATACGACTATGTCGCCCGCGCATAGGGAAGAAAGTCGGGCACTTCATGCCATTGCAGTAGAGTTTGTTAAAAAATGGGACGAGGCCAATACCGCCGCTAAATGAGGAATAGCATGTTTCACCGAGACTTTCCAACTGACGCCAGAGAAATGTGGGACGTAATAGCTAAGGCATTGCTATTGCGTTTTCACAATGGATGCGGGGTTGAGTTAACTGCCGATCAACTGCGCGGCGCAGCCGAAACCCAAGGCGAAATTGAATTTACCGAAAGTGGTTCAATCAACTTTCGGATTGAACAACACTAAGGAGAATTTCAAATGAAAGGGCGCAAGAAGAAAAAGACTAAACGCAGCTTTGGTTTTACACCAATGTCTGTGGGGTGGAAAAAGGGCGATATGATTTATATTCAACCCCAAGACAAACGCCGAAAGCCCGTAGCCCATGAAGTTGTTCTCGTCAGTACGGGGTCGAAACAAAAGAAACGTCGCTAATGGTCCTACCGAAACCGCCGCGAAATGACGCACAGGAGGATTTGAAGTGAGATCGACCATATCAATCGACTTGACCGCGAAGGTTTCAAAACGGGATCAAGCGGAAATCAACAATCTGCTTGCTGCGGGGCTTCTGGACAAAGGTGAAGAAGTCCGCGACCGAATGAATCGTCCGGCGGTCAAGAGGCTGGTCGAGCGTGGCGTCGTGAAGCTACAGCGCGGCAGGCTTTTGGGTTCTGACTGAATTACCAATATGGCCCTTGAGCAAACAACATGAAGAAACGACGCCACCACAACACCATTCTGTTTCACGTGAAACAAACAGCGGGCCACCCCCGACTCTGCGGTTCGTTACAAGGGGGGGTTCCGAACTAACTTGACACCCTGCCCGGGGTGACTACGGTGCGCTTGCCTCCCCTGAGAGGGGGTGGTTTTTCTCCGTTTCGGGGCAGCACTTTGGTCGGTGCTGCCCCATCGCGTTCCAGCCAGCATCTCGTTGATCTGCCAGACGTGCGCCTTGATGGTCGCGCGAGACAGGCCGGTACGCTGGTGGATCGCCTCGTTGGAGACGCCCTTGCGAATCAGGTCAAGGATGCTGGCCTTGAGCGGCGACATGATCACGCCGTAGCGTCTGACCGGCATGCGCTGGCCGCAGTGCGGGCATGTCGGCTTGGCTCTCACCGCTGGAAGATGTCAGGCCGCAGCTTTTCGCGCGGTATCCCCGTAAACGCTTCCACGTCCTTGAGCCGGTCGATGGGGACCGCGGGCCAATCCGAGATGGCCTGCCGCGATACACCGAGATGCTTGGCCAAGGCCGCCTGCAACCCCTTGCGCTTGCGGAGTTCGGTCAAGCCCTTGGCTCGCTTCGCCTTGGCCTCTTTGCTGCGCGGCATGGCAACTGTCCTGTGTGCGCTGTCAAGTCTAGTCTTGACAAGTTCTATACGAAAGGGCAGTTTTCGTCAAGGTATACAGAGGTGAAGCATGGCCTTGACGGAGAGACAGAAGATCGCCCGCAGGGGCAAGCTGACCGGTAGCCGCGTCGCCGCCATCATGAGTGGCGATGCGCAGCAGATGTACGACCTGTGGCTGGAACTGACGGGCGATCCCGAGGGTCTGGCCAAGGCCGAAGAGGAAAACCAGCGCCTCGCCAACCAGTGGCATGTCCTGCTGGGCTCCTGCACCGAGCCGCTGCATCTCGATTGGCTGGCGCGCAGCGTTGGCGAGATCAGCGAGCGCGGCAAGAGCTACCAACACGAGGACGTCCCGTGGGCACTGGTCACGCTCGATGGCTGGGCGAAGAAGCTGGGCTGCGCGGTCGAGGCCAAACACGTCGGCGGCTTCGAGGGGCGCGCGGTGATCGAGGAGCGGTACATGCCCCAGATGCACTGGACCATGTACTGCACCGGCACCGAAGAGATCATGTTCTCCGTGATCGCGGGCGCCAAGCAACCGGCGCCGGTCTTTATCAAACGCAATGAGCTTTACATGGCCGAGCTTGTCGAGCAGGCGGCGCTCTTCATGAAGTGCGTATTCGACCTGCGCGAGCCAGTGCCCAACCCGTACATCAAGCCCCCGAAGCCCGAGTACGTCGGCATCGTCAACATGAGCGGCAACAACCTGTGGGCCACCGCCGCGTCGCGCTGGACGGAAAACCTCGAAGCGCACAAGGCCTATGAATTTGCCGCCAAGGAAATCAAGGCCGCGGTTCCCGTCGATGCCAAGGAGGCGTTCGGCCACGGCATCCGCGTGAAGCGGGCGAAGAACGGATCACTCACAATCAAACCGGAGAATGACGATGGGCAAGATGAAGGAACAAGTTGACGCGGAGACCGGCGAGATTGCGCCGTCCCGGCCCGATCCGAACCTGCCAGCGTTGACCCCGCAGCAGATTGCTGCCGCGCCCGCGACGCTGCCGGAGGCCAAGCCGTTTCAGGCCATGCCGATCACGCCGTTCGGCAAGCTGGCCGAGGCCATCGCCAAGATCACCGAGGAGGTTGCGGAGAATCCGATCAAGAAGGAGGGCAAGAACGCCTTTCACAATTACAGCTACGCGCGGATGCAGGACATTCTCAATGGGCTCACCCCGATGATGGCGAAGAACGGGGTGGTCATCATGCAGACCGAGGTCGAGCGCGGCTTCATGGACAACGGCAACGCCATCTTCGCGACGTACGACTTCACCATCATGCACAAGTCGGGCGAGGTGTGGCCGTTCCCGCAGCGGCAGACCGGCGTGTCGAACACGCGCACGAGCAAGGGGACGTTCGACGACAAGGGGTTGAACAAGTGCCACACGTCGGCGCGCAAATACTTCCTGCTGTCGCTGTTCCAGATACCGACCACCGACGAGGACGACGCCGACCGCGGCGACAATGACCGGGGCGGGCGCCGCGAGCCGATCAAACCGGCAGCGAAAGACCAGATGATCGGGCCGCGGGCTGGACCGGTCGAGAAGAGAGCCCCGCACGAAATCCCCCGGCCCGCCGGGATCAAGGCCGTCGAGTGGGGACGCAGTTACGTCGAGCAGATCAAGCTGTGCGAGAGCGTTGCGGAGGTCGACGCATGGGCCAAGGCCAATGAGAAGCCACTGGTCGATCTGGCAAAGATGGCATCGCAGGTGTTCGACCGCGTGACCGACGTCGAGAAGACCCGGCGCGAGGAACTTGAGCAGGCGACGCAATGACCGTGACGTACGGCAAAACCCCGATAGGCCAGCTTCTCTATGATCTGGCGTTCACCAACCTGTCGTCAAAGTACATTGCCCGCAAGCACCGCAAGCCGGTTGCCGACATCCGCGTGTTGCGAGCGCACAAGGACATCAAGAAGCTGCGGAAGCAGAACGGACTGAGGCAGGTCACAGAATAATGCCCGGGCCCCTCTGGAACGACGAGCAACATCAGGGCTTTCTCGGGCGCCTGACCGGATCGTCTGCCGCGGTGTTTGCCTTCGGGCTGCACCTGCACAGGCGGGACTTTCGCATCGAGATCGCACCCGTGATCAGGTCGCCGAACGCGGCATCCAATGTCAACTTTGTCGACAGCGGCGATCTGTTCATCCTCACTCCGGGCAAGCGGACCCGCTTCGAGGTGAAGGGCATCAGGACCGACTTTACCTGCCGGAAGAACTGGCCCTACCCGCATTTGTTCTTCAGCAATGCGCCGGCAGTGAAACGGGCGAACGGCAAGGTCTTTGCCTACGTCGTGATCAACCGCAGGCTGACGCACGGGGCGCTGGTCCGCCGCACTACGCACGAAAGCTGGTACGAGCAACCGTGCATCCCGTCCAACACCGGCATCCGCGAGGTGAACTGCTGCTGCCCGCTGCAACTGGTTGAATGGTTTGAGCTATGAAGGCGAAGGGTCTCTTTGACGCCATCGGCGGTGATGCCCTGCACCCGCAAGACGACCGCGCGCTCGCCATCATCGAGGAGATGGGAGACAAGAAGGCGCTGGTGTGGGTGCACACCGCGCGCTGGCCCGAGCACCACCGGCTGGCGTTCGCCGTCATGCAGCGGATTGCCGACGCCGTCGGCCAGCCGGTCGAGATCATCCTGCTGTCGCTCAAGTACGAGACCGGTCGCTTCGACTACATCAGCCTGATGGATGGCCGCGTGATCGAGAACCCGCACTCGATTGCCTTCGAGAGCATGGATCAGGCCGACTTCCGGCAATTCTGGACCGATGCCGTCGAGGTGATCAAAGACCAGTGGCTGCCGCGCGTTGGCATGGAGACGTTCGAGGAGATACGCGAGATGCTGTCAGGACCATACGGAGGGAAAAAATGACCAGACGCCACGTGATGAAACTGCACCCGTGGAATGACGTCGTCGCCGCAGCGGGCGACCTGATCAATAAAGGCCTGCACGTTTACCAGCAGTTCAACTGCGAGAAGTGCGGGGCCAAGCAGACAATGGACGTGCCCGACAAGCTCTACATCAGCGGTATCTGTGAAGAGTGCGGGCACGAGACCGACATCGTCAAGAACGGCTGCAATTACATGGTGCATGCCGTAACACGGCGGGCGGTTGAAGCCGTCCTCAAGACAATGGGAGAGAAAAAACCATGATCACCACCGAACCCGTGCACCTTTCTGACTATGGCCGCATCTTCATCGACGGCCATGAGGTCCGCTGGAGCTACTCGCACAAGGTCAAGCTCCGCTGCAAGGTGACGACCGACGAGTGGTCGACCGTGGACAAGTCGCTTGGCCTGAGTGGCTTTAACCTGCGCACGATTCTCAAGAGGCTGCGATACAAGTTCACGGCGGCAGCCAAGGCCGCGGCGCGGCTCAAGTACACTGCCGAGCTTGATGCCGAGGAGACGCGCAAGAAGCTGATCGACGCCAAGCCGATCAGCGTCCTGTCCGAGGACCTCGTGCGATGAGAGACCGGTTCGACCCCGTCATCGAGGACGGGCGCATCCGCCACGGTCACTACGGATCACGGCCCGGGTTCACCTGCGGTGCATTTGAGGTGCATGGCCCAAGCGGTCGGCGGTTGACCATCATCGCCAGCGACGGCGTTGACGTTGGTCCGCTGTCCGGCTGGGAGCATGTGTCGGTCTCCATCAAGGGCAAGTTCCCGCCCAACTGGCAGGAGATGTGCTGGGTCAAAAATATGTTCTGGGGTGAAGAGGAGACCGTGCTCCAGTTTCACCCGAAGAAGTCCGAGTACAAGAATGTGCACCCGAACTGTTTGCACCTGTGGCGCAACGTCGGGCTCGACCATCCGCTGCCGCCGTCGCTCTTGGTCTGATAACTTTTTGTTACAGCCGGTTGTCCTACTGCCGCAGTGACATAAGTCACTGCGGCAGCCAACTCCCGCCCCGCCTCCCCTGCATTTACCGTGTCAAGTTTTGCAAAATCGTGAGGCAAGTGCCCGCTTGACGGGCACTTCTGCGTTGCGCACTGACGCGAATCGGAAAATCCCGAAAGTCGATTTGCTAGGGTGGCTCCGTTCACTTCAACAAACGGAGAAAGACCCATGACGAAGAAGACCACGACCGAGCAACTCAACCACGTCGAGGCGAGCCTGCGCCGCTGGCACACACGGCTCAAGATCGCCAGCAACAAGATCGAGAAGCTGGTGAAGCGGCGGCGCAGCCTCATGCTCAAGCTGGCTGGCCTGCCGGAGACCAAACGTCACGACCTGAAGGAGCAGGTCGCAACACTCGGGGCAGACAGTCTTCTGCCTGACTTCGTCGCTCGCGGGCAGGCGGCACAGAAGGTTGTCGACGATCTGGTCATCCCGCCCGAACTCCGGCGCGTGGAGGAAGCAACAAAGCCGGGCAAGCCCGGGCCGAAGCTGCTGTCCGACATGATCAACAAGCCGTTCATTGACGCGCGCAAGCGCAAGCGGCTGGAGGAGATGGAGGAGAAGCGCCGGGGCCGCTCGATGTTCGCCAAGTCCGACATGCCGCTCACCGGCAAGGATGCGCTCAAGGCGATCCGGGGGAAAAAATGAGACCGAAGCTCACCCTCAAAGACCTCAAGTTCGTTCCCAAGGAGGCGCCCGTGGCGCCTCCCCCTTCCCCTCCTCCCGCAACTCCGATCCTCAAAGTGGTCAGGCCGCCGCCTACGGGCATGGAGGCGATCTGGCTCCCGCTGCGCAACAACTGGCTGCGCGTGGTGATGGACAACCGGGTCGGCGCCGGTCGTCGTATCTTCAGAATCGAGTTGTATGATAAAGACCAGACCGAACGGCTGGCCGTCTTTCGGCGACAGACTGAGGCAATGCGTCGATGAAGTTCTCCGTCGAAAAGGAGATCACGCTCTACCCGGCGGTTGGAGAAGAGACCAGCCGACCGCCGGTCACCGTCAGCGGCATCGGCTGGCTCTACTACCGGCTGGGCAATGGTCTCTTTGTCTGGCGCACCCCCGACCAGCAGAACGAGGTCGGACGGCGCGGCACACTCGGCGGCACCTTCTACGCCCGTGTCGGGGATCACATCCTCGAAGCCAGCTTCGTCTCGCTGCACGACGCCATGCGCGCAGTCAGCCGCACCCTGAAAGAGTATGTTGATGGCACCCGGGCCGGTTGACGACTTCGTCTTCCGTGTTCCCGGGCCGCTGCTGGGCTGGATGCGGCCATCGCACCACTACGGCGGGGTGCATGACCCGCCCGAGCAGGTTGCCTACAAGAAGATGGTCGCGCTGATCTGCAAGATCGCCATGCGCGAGCGCGGCATCTTTACGCCGTTGCAGGGGCCGGTCAGTCTGAGCTTCAACGCGGTCTTTCCGCATCCGCAAAGGGCGACGCCGCGTCGCCACTGGAAAGACAGCAGGCCGGACCTTGACAACCTGATCAAGAACATCAAGGACGCCCTCAAGGGCATCGCGTGGGTCGACGACCAGCAGGTCGCGCATTACGGACGCTGTGCCAAGTGCTTCATGCCGCCCGGCATGTCAGGTCAAGGCTATGCTTGGGTCACCATCGAGAGGCCACCAGACCATGAGTACCCCTTCCTCGAAGACCCACGACCCGCTGGAGCCGTACCGGGCGATGCTCGCCTCAATGGACCCAAAGTCGAAGGCCGAACTGGACAGGCTGCTGAAGAAGGAGATGGCGGCGCTGTGGATGCCGGACCCGCGCAACATCCCGCAGATGGTGGCGTACGAAAGCCGGGCCGACCTGCTTCTGTACGGCGGGGCCGCAGGCGGCGGAAAGACCGACCTACTCTGTGGCACGGCACTGACTAGACACGAGCGTAGCGTCATCTTCCGCGCGCAGTACAAGGACCTGCGCGGCGTCGAAGAGCGGGTCCTCTCCATCGCCAACAAGGGCGGGCGCGAGGGCTACAACGGCCAAGACATGATCCTCAAGAAGGACGGCAAGACCGTCGAGTTCGGCGCGCTGGGCGGCGTCGGGCAGGAGATGGATTGGATGGGCCGACCGCACGACTTCATCGGCTTCGACGAGGGCGCGCAGTTGACCGCGCACAAGGTCAACTTCGTCGGATCGTGGTGCCGCACCACCACCAAGGGCCAGCGCACCCGCATGATCATCGCCAGCAATCCGCCGATTGGCGGCGAGGGCGAGTGGCTGATCGAGTGGTTTGCGCCGTGGCTGGACCCCATGTTCCCCAACCCGGCACTGCCGGGCGAGCTACGCTGGGCCTTCGTCGGCGCCGACGCGCGCACGGTGTGGTGCGAGAACGGCAATACGCAGCGTGTAGGGGCGGAAGAGTACACCCCGCTGACCCGCACATTCATACCGGCACGGCTCGAAGATAACCCCTACCTCGACGCCAAGTACAAAGCACAAATCCAATCCTTGCCGGAGCCACTGCGCTCGAAGCTCCTCAAGGGCGACTTCCTTGCCGGGCGGGAAGACCATGCGTGGCAGGTGATCCCGACCGAGTGGGTGCGTCAAGCGCAGGGCCGCTGGAAGCCGGGCTCGCCGCAGGGCCTGAAGATGCTGACAATGGGCGTCGACATTTCGGGCGGCGGCACCAATGACCCGCACGTCATCGCACCCCTCTTCGGCAACTGGTTCGACCGGCTCACCGTGCTGCAAGGCGTCGATGCCAAGAACGGCCCGGAGCTTGCCGGTCAGATACTGGTGCACCGAAAAGACTCGGCGCTGATCGTGCTCGACATGACCGGCGGCTGGGGCGGATCGGCCAGAGACCACCTTGCCAGCAACAACATCCAGATCGAGTCCTGCATCTTCAACGCCAAGTCCGGCGAGCGCACCAAGGACGACAAGTACCGGTTTTCAAACCAGCGGACGGAGATGCTGTGGCGATTCCGCGAGGCGCTCGATCCGGCAAATGGCGAGAATGTCGCTCTGCCGCCGGACGAGCGGCTGACTGCCGAGTTGACCGCGGCGCGTTGGCGACCGAAGGGCGACACCATTCAGGTCGAGGACAAAGACGAGATACGGCACCGGCTGGGCGGCTCGCCGGATCGGGCCGACGCTGTGATCATGGCATGGCATTATCGCCGCCGCGCAATGCGGGCCGGGATGTTCGAGGACAAGGAGCAGACCGAAGCCGTCGAGATCGACGACCCCTTCAAACTGCTGGAAGAGACCTAACAGGCGCTCTCGTGGTCTTTGCTTGGGGCCGCGGCGTTGACCGGCAACCGCATATCGGCAGCCCGTTCAAGCTCTTCGTCTGATCCCGGCAACTCTTCGTCCAGTTCCATGACACGCTCCCTTCAGCAACAGTTCCAGATACCGCTGACATGGACCCCGAGCGCCACCACCGCAAGCAGGACGGCGACCGCGACAGCCAGCGCCCACGGGCTGTCCCACATCATCGGCGCAGCGGGGGTCCGAACACCTGCCAGCCCAGCAACATGAACAGCACGAAGAGCAGCAGGGTGCTGCCACCAGCGTAGATGCCGCCAACCATGCCGAAGTGGACGAGCAGGCCGAAGACCAGCCAGACAATCATGATGACCCAGAACGCGAGACCAAGTGTCATTGCCGCCTCCTCTACCGTGGTGTTGCGGCGCACTCCCCGCGCATGTACGCCGTCGTCATGACGTTCCCGGTGGCCGGGGTGAGCGGGCTGGAAAAGCCCGGGCCGCCGAGACCCAGCACATCGCCCTGACAGTTGGTCCGCCGGGCGAGATCATAGAAAAGACCAAGCGGCACGATGGCCACGACCGGCACGGCAACCGGCTGCACCGGGCGCGCCGCGTAGTACGGCTTCTGGATACGGACATGCGTCCGCCGGGCGTCTGCCACGCTGGGCAGCGCCAGCGTGAAAGCCACGAGTATCCACAACAGTCTCATGCGACCCTCCCTTCGGTGGCCTCTCTGCCGCTCAGAACATTGGCGATGGCGTCGCAGACCGCCTCGAATCGCGCCGCATACACCTCGGCGTCGGCACTGCTGTCGACGAAGCAAACCTCGATGAGAACGGACGGCATCTGGGTCTGGTTGAGGAAGAACAGATCGGTGCGCTTCTTGGCGCCGCGATTCAGAAAACCCACAGCAGCAAGAGCACCAGCAAGATGGCCAGCCAGAGTGGCCTGCGTGACGTAGAGACATTCCGTTCCCATCGGCGCGGTGGTCTCGACATAGGCGTTGAAGTGAACACTGACATCAAGATCGCGTTCCTCGCTGTTGTGCGCGTCGACGATGGTGTTGAGGTTCTCGTTCTGGCTGCGCGAGGTGTCGTCGTGAAAGACCGCCACCCAGACGCCAGCCTCGGTCAACTTGTCGGCGACGCAATCGACCACCCGGCGGGCTTCGTCGACCTCGTCGATCACGCCGGAGGCCCCGCGCACATAGAGACCGTGGCCTGACGAGATCACGATGCGGTCGTAGCGGGCCGCGGTCGAGCCGCGCGTCGTGAAGGGGAAGATCACCTCCACCTCGTCGTCGGTGGAGAGACCCAGATCGGCCATCAGCCCGGGCGATATGTCGGCAACCCGGTCGGTGTCGACGTGCGGTCCCCAATCCGCGGGATAGGCCTTCAACTCCTTGCCGGTCTTTATCGAGCGGACCAGCGCCATCTCCTCCAGCAGCACGAAGGCGGGCGTCTCGTCGTAATCCCAGCGGCAGGCGATGTAGTGCGCCTGCGGATTGAGCCGCCGCGCCAGCCCGGTCGTGCCCTCCGGCTGGTAGGACAGGAATAAATGCGGGGCCTGCTCGATCTCGTGGATGAACGCAAGCGGTTCGTCCGGCGCCACGCCCATGTCCTCCGGGCCGCCGAACCACGAGACCTTGCCCTTTACCGCGAGCGTCATGGCGCGTGATGGTAGTGGTAGGTCTGCCTGCGTTGGTAGCGCGTGTAGCGGCGTCGCACGAGCCACCCGGTCTGGTTGGGGATCGCCGGGCACTGCGGCGCCAGCGCCGGATTGCGTAAAGCCATTTCGTCGATCTCCCCGGGCGTCGTGGTCTTCGCGTTGTTTTCGGTTCTGGTCTCTTCAGCCATGCCGGTCTCCTATGTTTTCGGACCCTGTTTGCAATCGCGAATGTCCTTCACCAGTGTACTGATCAACTCCATCTGCGTCTTGTTGCGCTCACTAGCGTTGGTGGCGACCTCACCCAGCACATAGGCCGCGAATCCAAGAAAGCCGATGTTGACCACGAGCAGGGCAATCGCCAGCGGCGTCGACTTCATGGCGTCGATGGCGCCTGCGGCAACCTTGCCCGTGGTCTCTATGGCCATGTGTTCCCTCGATCACGCCGGGAGCCACCAGATATAGACGATGCCCTGCGCGCCAGAGCCACCTTGATAGTTGCTCCCGCCGCCGCCAGCGCCATAGAAACCGCCATTGCCGCCAAGATTGCTCGACGCAGAACAGCCGCCGCCGCCGCCGCCGGAATAGTCCGGTGCATTGCCGCCAGCGCCACCGGAGCCTTGACCACCGCCACCGCCACCGCCGCCGGAGCCATTGCCGCCAGCGCCACCGGGAGAGAACGTACCGCCAGCGCCACCAGCCTGCCACGGACTATTGCCGCCAGCGCCGCCAGAGCCACTGCCGGTCCCCGGTTGTCCAGCAGTTCCGCCGCCACATCCGCCGCCACCGCCCGCGCCTTGTGAACCGTCGCCTGCGCCACCGCGACCAGCAGCGCCACCCGTGCCGCCAGAGCCGCCACCGCCGCCGCCAGTGGTGCCATTGCCAGCACCGCCAGCGCCGCCAGCAAAGCCTTGGTCCCCGGCAGCCATTCCGCCGCCGCCGCCGCCGCCACTAGTCCCGCCGCCGCCGCCAGTCGCCACGGCAACACCAGCAAACGAAGTATTGCCGCCCGCGCCGCCGCCATTTCCGGCGCTACCGGCACCGCCGCCGCCGCCAACCGTAACGCCAACGCCCGTGCTTGGCGTCAGGGCGATGTTGTTCTTTCTTGCATATCCACCGCCACCGCCGCCGCCGCCATTACCACCAGTGCCACCGCCGCCACCGCCGCCGATGCAATAGACGTAATTGTTGGCGCTATTCCAATCGGCTGGCACGGTCCACGTCTGGCTCGATGTCAGCGCCAGTGACTTCGGCACAGACGTCACGGCGACGTTGCCGGTCGTTCCGTTGATCGAGCCGGTGACCGTGTCGGTCGCCGTAATGGTGTGGGTGCCAGAGGCGTTGAGCGTCACTGCAAAGGTCCCGACGCCGCCACTGAGGGTGCTGTTGGCGGGTAGAACCGCCGAGCCGTTCGTCGAAGTGAAGTGCACCGTACCGGAGTAGTTAAGCGTGGGAGTGTTGGAGGCATCGAGCGCCGTCACCGTGATATTGAAGGCAACCCCCGTTGATGCCGTCGCGGGTGCCGAGACAGAGAAATGCGTCGCAGGCTGGGGCGGGGCGGGATTCGGGCCATAAGGAAGACCGCCCGCAATGGGCGCCGTGAAGGGTCCGGTGTAGCGCGCCACATCGGAGTAGCGCAGTTCGTCGATGTAGAAATTGCTGGAAGTGCCGCCGCCTGTCTGCGCCCCGACGCTCATCTCGACAGCCGCATTGTTGAAGAGGGGGCCGCCACCGATATTCTGCGTCCACGTCTGCGTTCCATTGACGAAGAAGCGCATGTTGGCGCCGTCGCGCACCAGCGCCAGATGATACCAAGTATTGAGCGCAAGCCCCGTTGCAATGGTCGCGTTGACCTCCCACCCCGCCCCGCTGGTCGACATCAGAAGACTGACCCCGCCCGTGCCGTTGTCCATGATGACGAACGGAGCGAACTGCGCGTTGGTGGCGCGTTTGGCGACAATGTAACCGCCAGCGACCGACGCAGGGCGGTAGTACATGAAGTCGACGGTGAAGTTTCCCCGGTAGGGCGTAATCTCGGAGCACGGCGCGCTGGCCGCAGTGCGCAGAGTGCCGCTGTATTGCGCGACGTTGAGCGTCAGTGCCGGATTGTTCGGAGAGCCAAGCTGTCCCCCGCCACTGTTGACGATGGTCTTTTTTGTCATCGACCCCAAGGCGCTGTCGCCCAGAAAGTTGTTCAGGTCGAAATGCAGCAGCAGCTTGGTGGCGACGTCATTACCGCCGACATCGAGCCGCGCGTAGTACGGCTGATTGGGTGGCGTGAAGGCGGCGGTCCAGCGGGCAATCTTGCTGACGCGAACCTCGTCCAGATAGCCGTTGTAAAACGCACCGCCGACGCCGCCGATTTGCATCGGCATGGTGGTCTTCCACGGCACGAGGGCGCTGGTGACTGTTGCCGCCTGCAAGCCGCCGTTGATGTAGAACTTGTAGGTGTTGCCCTGCTTCACGCAGGCAAAGTGATACCAAGTGCCCGCCGCGATGCCCGGCCCGGCGGCAGTCACGCCGTTGGCAATATCCCAGCTTGAGCCGTTGCTGCTCGCATAAAAGGTGATGGAGGTGCTGCTTTGCAGGAATAGGAACGGGGCGAACGCGGTACTGTTGTTGCGCTTGCTGATGATGTCGCCGACGTTTGTCGTGACCCCATAGCAAAACCAGAAGTCAATGGTGAGGTCGCCCTTCAGGTCCAGATCGGGCGCATCCGGCAGCGAGATGGCGGTGCCGCCGGGAAACGTGGCAACCTGATTGAACGGATACGAGACGACGGTCTGCGGAGACCCGGCGGCCAGTTGCCAAGCATCCCGGCGGGATAGCGGCGCGCCGTAGGCGTAGTCCTTAAAGCCCTGCATCCCAACCACGCCGGTCAGGTTGTCGGGGCTGTCCATGTGCAACAGGCTGACGGTGTAGCTGTCGTTGCCGAACGCCTGCGCAGGCGCAAGGAAATCCTTGCCGCCAAACAACGCTGGTGTGATCCCCGGCAGCATTTATTTAAAATCCGCCGAGTAGCTGCACAGGATCGTCGCGCCATCCATCACCGAGAACGAGATCACGTCGATGGCGGACGGTGTTGAAATCAGCGGCGGCTTAACGCCGCCTGGAAATTTGTACATGCTTCCCCAAGACGTGATTTGAGAGCTGCCGCCGATCTGCTGGAGATAAATCAATCCCTTTTGCCCGGCCTTTGCTCCGGTCGGATTGTTCAGCGTTGCAGCCGCGTTGTTGACCGGAATGAAAAAATGAAGCGCCGCTGAAAAGTCTGGCGTGTACGGACCCGAGCCGCTCAAGTCTGATCGCACGGCGGCCGCCGCCCACACCGCTCCCGGCGTGAGCATCTTGGTCGGCGCCGAGTTGGCGACGTATTCGGCGGCGGTCGCGGCAACCGGCGGCGCAGGCACAGCAGCAACAGCCGCATCAACGTAATCCTTGCGCACGGCTTGCGTAGCGGCGGGACCGGTCGGCAGACCGAGATGACCGACCATCGTGTCGCCGGTATGCTGCACCGCGCCGTTGATGCGAGCGTCGTCGCCGGCGGCTACGGTGCCAGCAGTTGTGCCAACATCGAGAATCGCCGCGCCCTTGAGGCCAAGATTGTTGCGCGAGGTCGAGATCGAGGCCACGTCATTGAGATTGTTGGCGCGCAGCATGTCGCCGGAACCAGAGCCAGCCGGACCCGCCGCGCCCTTTGCCGCCAGCACGTCCCAAAGCGTCGGGTGCGTGTCCGGCGAGTTGTTCATGTTGGCGACTTTGGCGATGTACGACGTGCCCGCCAGACTGACCGCGTCATTGGCCGCGTATTGAGTCGCGGCAGACCAGAGGCCCTGCCACTCGATCTTGTCGACATTTGCCTGCGCCGCCGAGTCGGCGGCATCATTGGCCGATGCCGATGCAGCGCTGGCAAAGTTCAGCGCATTGCTGGCGGATGCCGCAGCGTAACCGGCCTGCGTCGTCGCGGTATCGGCAGCGCTGGCCGCGTTGGCCTCCGACGTATCCGCGCTATCGGCACTTGAGGCCGCCGCGGCTGCTGAGACAGCAGATTCGTCCGCCGCTTCCTGTGCGTCCTCGACCAGAGACAGAAGCGAGCCCGCATCCGGCACTTGGTCTTCCGGCGCGTAATCAGGCGCGCGCACGGCGCGGTCGACGCGATCCGATAGCCGCTGGCAAATCTTGGTCAGCCGGTCGAGACCCTGCTCGTGGCTGTCTGCCGGGAAGTCGTCGGCGTTGACGTAATGCAGCGTCTGCACGATGTCGGGGTTGTTGATGATAATGACCGTGTAGCCCGCGGGAGGCGCGACCGTGAAGGCAACATTGCCGCCGGTCGGGTTCAGTTCGCCGGTCACGGTGTAGTCGGAGCCCAGAATTTGCTCGACGCCCTCGCCGGTCGCGTCGTTGAACAGCCAGACGTCGAGGTCGTCGGCCTGAAAGAACTGGTACGGATAGGCAAAGACCTTGGTTGCGCCGTTTCCGGCGTACTCGATTCTGGCTTCGGCTGCGGTAACCGTCATGAAAACCCCCTTTATGGGACGGCAGGCAGCGCGACCGGTGCCGCCTTGCCGCGTTTGACCTGCTGGCCGCTCACATCGACTGCGCCGCGTCCGCTCCTTCTACCACCCCCTTCGTAGCCCGAGATGGCGGCCCGCTCGCTGATCGCCTTGATCTGGCGGGACAACTGAGTCGGGTCTGCGGACGATCCTACACGAAGCGCGCGCTGCGCATCGGGCCAGAAGCGCTGGATGGTCTCTATCGGCATCACCTTCGACTGTGCGAGACGGGCGCTCAGGTCTTTTCCCACCTCCGGCGAGATCGCGTTGATGATGTCGAGATACGGCTTGGTGTCCTTGACCGGCAGGTTCTTGAAACCGTCGGCACCTTGCACGATCAGCCCGTTGCGCGCCTCGGTCGCAGTGTACTCGTTGACCGCTTGGATGATGGCGTCGCGCTTGCCGTTCTCCAGCTTGATGCGAACATTGGGATCACGCAGTGTCGCCAGCCCGCCCTCGGTCAAAAGACCATTTTTCAGGACGCGCGTCACTGACGCCAGCGCCGACGAGCGGTCGAGCGGATGCAGCACGTTGGCCAGCGGCCCCGCCTGCACTTGGTGCATGTAGACGTAGTCGCGCTGGGTCTCATCGAGCGAATTGAGGTATTGCTGCGCCGCGGGCTGATCGCCGTTTTTGACAAGCTGGCTGAAGGTCTTGTTGGCCACCGTCAGCCGCCCGCCGTTCTGGCCGATCTGGTTGTAAAGCTCGTTCATCGGCTCGCCCATCGCCATCTTGGTCTTTACGAAGGCGCGCAGCGCGGGAATGTCCTGCGCGTTGGGCATCTCGCCGTTGAGCAGCGAGCGGCCAATGCCGCCGATGCCGCCAAGCTCGCGCGGCCAATCGCCGAACGCGCCCTGCATCAGGTACTGCGCCTCCATTGGAGACCACGGCGCCGCCAGCATCGAGCCGACGACCGGGATGTTCTTGCGAAACCACGTGTGCGCGTCCTCACTGTTCCAGACCATGTTGAGACTCTGCGCCAGCGCGACGTAGAACTTGTTGGTGTACTCGTTGGCCTGAAGATGCGGTGCCAGCCCCTGCAAACTAGAGGAGATGATCGGGCGCTGGAAGAAGTCGTCGTAGTTCGAGGCCAGCCCCGCCGACGTGCGGACCAGCGGAAGCTCCAGTGGGTTAGGAACGCTGAAGGTGTAGCGCATCGAGGACAGCGCCTTGGTGAGATGGCTGGTGTCACCGCCCGACCCGAGAAATTCGACCGCCTTTTCCGCGAAGTTGAAGAGCGTCCCCGGCTCCCACGGCTTGGGAATAAAGACCCATGCGCCCTGCATGCCCTCCGGCAATTCGACGTTGCCGCCGCCCAGCATGTCGTAGGACCCGGACGCCAACCACGGCACCCGGAAAATCCAGTTTTGCGAGCGCTGTTGCACCGACAGCCGCTGGTACACAGGGTCATCTTCCCATGCGTAGGTGATCCCGGCGCTGATCGCCGCCAGCGCCGCCACCCGTGGCATCAGCGTCGTGCGCAGCGCCTTCTGGTAGTCGGCCTGCTGCTGGGTGAACGGCTTGAAGAACATGCCGGGCGACGACGGCGAACCGACATAGGTCCGCATGAACTTGTCGATGCCCTGCACGTTCGCATTGAGGAACGGCACCATGCGCGACCACATCTCCATGCGCGATCCCATGCGCCCGTAGTCGATGAAGTCGCGCGCCTTCGCCGCCGCGTCGTACATGGCGTAGCGCTTGTCCCGCCCCATCGCGAGGTTGGCGTCGTACACCGTGCGGAAAAGACCGACGCGACCAGCACTCTCGGAAATCTCCAGCCTCTGCATCAGGTCCTTGATGTCGCCGAACCAGATTTGCTGGTGCGCGGGGACGCCTTCCTTGCCCAGCGCGTCGGCCATCTCGGCGCGCGCGTTCTGCAACGCCTTCGGGCTGAACTTGCTCTTGGAGATGTCCATGCCCGCATCGGCGAAGCGCCTGACTTCTTTCTCGAACTCCACCTGCTGCGAAGACCGGGAAAGACCGGCGGCGCCGACGCCGCCGCGGATGCCGCCGGTCGACAGGTACATGCGGTAGAACTCGTCGCCCATCAGGTACGAGCGCCCGCCGCGGATGGCATTGGCCATTGCCAGCGTGTCGACGCCCGCCTCCGGCACCGTAAGGAACTGCATGAAGGCGTCGCGCAGCAGGTTCTTCGCCATGAAGGTGGGGGTGCCGGTGGCGCCCGCGCGCAGCGTCGAGGACGAGAACGTCAGCGCGTCCACCACGAGACCGCCCGCCTGTGCCCACGCCTGCATCCCCTTCGGCCCCAGCGAGTCCATCACCTCGACAAGCTGCCTGCCGAACTCGCCGTCCGGCAGCCGCATGGCGAAGCGCTCGCCGTTGTCCCAGCCGAAGATGATCGGTCGGCCACCCGCCTTGATGGATTCCTGCCGGTAGAGCTTGGTGCGGATGTCGGGACCAAGCTCATGCTGGAGGCCCTGCACCAGAGACTTGGCATCGTCCGGCATCCAGCCCTGCGCAATCGCCGCCTTGTAGACCGCGTCGTTGACGTTGACGTCAAGCGCCCGCAGTTGCGCGTTGGGGATCATCTCGGCGATCAGCGCGCCTTCCTTGCCGCCGACAAGCTGCACAAGATCGCGCAGTGCCCGCGTGATCATGTTCTGATTGGCGGCGTCGTTGATGCTCGCCAGCCGCGTCATGATCGTCTCGGTCGGCGAGAGGATGTTGCGACCGCTGCCCTGCCGTTTGTAAAGACCAAGGTTTTCGAGATTCTTGTCACCGCGAAACTCGCCGCCGACACCAAGCTGCTCGGAAATGCCGCGCATGTCGCGGTAAAGCGGAACGTAGCGCTCGTTGCGCGGGTGCATCCGCTCCGCGTACATCTCGGCGCTGATCAGGCCGTTCTCCATCTCCAGCTTGCCGATCAGCTTGTTGACGCCGTAAAGCTCCTGCGCCAGCCCCTGCCACTCGGGGTGCAGTTGCTCCATGTTCGCAACGGTCTTCATCGCATCGCCATCGGTCATGCCGGTCGGCATGCGGGTGAGGTCGATCTCGCCGTTGGACATTTGCCTGCGCAGTTCGAGGTGCCAGCGCGACGTCAAATAGGCGTCGAAGGCCTTGCGCCGTTCGAGAAACTCCGCTTCGGACTTCACCTCCGTCCCGGTCAAGGGGTCGGCAGTGACGCGGCGCATGATCGAGAAGTAGGACGCGCCCTCCGGGGTGAGATCGCGCATGTTCTGGATGCCGTAGGTCAGGTCCATCACGGTCTTCTGGAAACCTGAATCACTGAGCACCTGCGCCAGCAGCCGCGGGTCCTGATCCGGGCGCAAATCGAGGAGCTTGCCGTTCTTTTTCTCGTACTGCTCCGCCAGATAGCGGAAGGCGATGGTCATTGGGTGCTGGCGGTTGACGTAGTTCCAGTAGAAATTGGACAGCCAGCGGCCTGTTGCCCCGCGTTGCAGCGGGTCGTTCGGGTCGGCCTTAGGCACCTCGCCGTGCGTGACAATCATCGAGGCGACCGCCTTGTCGGACGGGCTGTTCTGATAGTTCAGGTATGACGAATGGGCGTCGTCCAGCGTCTTGAGCAACGCCGGGTTTTCCTTCGCCATCATTTCGCGGAAGGCCTTGGTGAAGGTCGGGTCGATCAGTTCGAGGCGCGGGCGGTTGGTGATGTAGGCCGCCATGAACTCGCCGAAGCCCTCCGACAGAAGCTCGCGCCCCTCCAGCCCGCGGCCCATGACTCCGGCGAAGGCGCGCATGCTCTGCTCGTTGGCGGCAATCAGGCCGACCACCGGCTTGCCCATGCGGTTCTCGATGTCGTGGCCAACCTCGTGCGCCCACGTCACCACGCCGTCCGGGCCCATCTCATTGAGCCGCGCGATGTGCGTTTCGAAGTCGTACTGACCCAGCGCGCCCTTCTCGGTGACGCCCTTGCGGACGGTCAACTCCAGATCCTTGGAGACCCGCCGCATCATGTCCTGAAGGTTCTCGACCGGGCGCAGCGGGCCGATGAAGTGGGCGGATGCCACGTCGGCACCCAGCCGCGTTCCCCCGGGCGGGGCAGCAATGCCCTGCCCGGCCATGCCCTTTACTCGCTTGGCGATGCGTCCTTCCGCGACCGCCGCAGCATGTGCGCCGCCATCGACCGGTGCATTTGCGGCAGGTGCGACTCCGGGTTCAGCTTCTCCAGCACGTCCGCCCGCTCTAGGTGTTGCTTCGGTGTCAAACGGAATGTCGGGGTGCTCTTCGACGAGCCGCCCTGCTTTCCCTGCTGCGCCTGCTTCATGTTCGCCATACTCCTGCATCGCCCGCTCGATGGCCGTCTCGGGATGAACATCCTCGGTGTGGGCGATCTCGATGGCCCGGTTGCGGATGTCCTTGGCCTCGGCCTTCTTGGCCTTGTTGCCGATCTGTGACGGATGCTCGCCGATCTCGCGCAGCGAGACGTCGACCTCATCCATGACGCGGCGCAGTTCGGGATCGCGCTTGGCCGCGATCTCCTGCGCCTTCGCCGTCTCCAGCGGATGGTAGTGCTTGACGCCGCTGTCTTCGTCCTTGAGCAGGCGGAGCACGTCGTCGATCCCGGCATCCTTGTCGAGCCGCCCCTGCTGCACCGCGGCTTCGCGAATCTCGTCCAGCGACTTGCCGGTCTTGCGCACGAGGTCGCTCTTGGTGCGACCGTAGAGCGCCTTCAGTTCCGGGTCTGACTTGAGACCGCCCTGTGACCGGACCCACTCAGTAAAGGTCTGCGGCTCCTCGCCTTTTTTGACCCGCACCGCCTTGTCGTAGTCGGTCAGGTTCTCGAAGACGCTGGGGCCTTCCGGCGCCCGGGCCGGGGCAGCGGGCGTCACGGGCATTTTCTCCCGCATCGCAGCAATGGCTTGCGGCACGGCAAGGCTCTCGCCCTCCCGCGTCAGCAGGCCCGCGGTCTCCGCCGGGAGATCAATGAACTGGTTGGCGCCGGGAAACTGCGTCGTCGAGAACAGGACGTGTTTTGCCTGATCGTCGCCCGGTCCCTCGGCGCGATAAAGACGGACGCTGCCGGTGGGGGCTTCCGGCGTCACACCGACCGCCAGCGGCTCGTGCGGGGCAGCGGGGACAAACTGCGTCCCGTGCTCGAAGGTGTCGGCGGGCGCCCGCGGCGGCTCCGGCGCGACGTACGGCTTGACCTCCGGGGTGAGTTGCGGGCCGCGCAACCCCTTGATCATGTAGTCTTCCAGCGCGTCCCGGCTGTAGCGGTACAGCCCGGCGGCGCCGTGCGTGATCGCCGCCAGCCCGCCGCCGAAGGCAAACCCGACGGGGAACGCCAGCGATGCCTCGACCGGATCAAATTCCTTGCGCAGCGCCGCGCGTATTTCGTTGGTCTGCACGATGGGATTGGCGACGCCTTGGATGGCGCCCTGCGCCACGCCGTAGCCGATCATGTCGGAGATCAGCGGGTGCGCCACGCGCCACGCGGTCGAGCCGATCCGCGCCTGCGGAAAGACGAGGTTCTCCGGCGACAGCGACATGCCGCCGAGTTGACCGGCCAGCGAGAACGCGCCCTCCACCACGCCGTGGTAAGCGGGCATGTTCTTGTAGGCCATCTGGTCGGCCTGAATCTTCTGCAACTCGTCTTTTGCGGTCTCTTGCGCGGCGTCGAAGTTGATCCCGCCGCTGTCAATCGCCGGAAGCTCGGCACCGATGGCGGCCTGCGCCCCCGCAATCTCCCCCGGCATCTTGGCCTGCTCTTCGGGGGTAAAGCCCTCGGCACCCCGCGCGGCGTCGGCAGCCAGCGCGGAGCCTGCCAGTGTGCCGCGGAAGCCCTGCTGAAAATTCAGCCGCGCCCGCTCGGTGCGCTCTTGCTCCGGGGTGAGCGGCGTGAACGGGTCGGCCATTTTTCCCGGCTTCGCCGTGGCCTTGTTGGGGACGGTCTCGCTGAAGTCGCCGGGCGCGTCCGGCAACTGAAAACCGGTGCCGCCAGCCGGGGTCTCGGTCGGGACCTCGTCGTCCGCCATCACAGCGCTCCGCTGGATTCGTCGTCATCCGGGCTGGTCTTGTAGGGGTCTTCCTGTACTCCCGGAAGCTGCTCTTGCGGCAGCGCCGCGGGCGGTAGTGTCTGCTCCGCCTCGCTGTTGAGGACGTCTTTGCCCGGCGGCAGCGGTGTGGGCGGAGCGTTGGTGCCGCCACTGAGGAAATACTTGGCCGCGCCGGCGTCGTAGTGGCTGTCGAACAGGTCGGACGCTTCCTGCTCGGTCTCCTTGCCCTTGTGGTTGAGAAGCTCGTTGATGTGCTGCCCCGGAATGAACCGCGTCCCCGGTGCAAAGCCGAAGGATGGCGGATCGGCGTAGTCGTCCGACGGGCCGCTCGACGTCCCGTCCGGTTTCCCCACCATGAAGTAGCCGTCCTTTGACCGGTATCCGGCCACACCGAACTCGTCGTAGATGATCGGCGGCTGCCGGTCCTTGGCGATCAGTGGCGCCGGGGTCGGATGCTGCGCCGTGGCCAGCGCGGCTGCCGTGTCCGCCGCCTGCTGCTGGGTGATGTGCTGGGTCTTGAGCACCGTCTGCAAGGCCCGCTGCTGCAAGTCGGGGACGCCGTTGGCGGTCGCGCTACCGACGCGCTTCATGACCTCGACGGCCACTTCCTGCGCCGCGTTGGCCGGATCGGGCCGCGCCCGGTTGAGCAGCGGCGCCGCCAGTTCCTTGGCCTCGTCGTTGGTAAGTGGTGTCCGCAGCGGGTCGGCAATCCCCAGATGTTCCTGCGCGTTCATGCGCGCAGTGATCAGCTTGTCCATCTTCTCCTGATTGCCGCGGTCGGCGTACGCTGCCTTCCTCGCTTCCGCCACCACCGGGTCCTTATCGGCTGCTGCCGCCGGGTCGGAATTGCGCAGCTTGTCGATGCCTTGCGCCTTCTTGAGCACCTCGCTGTAAACCTTGACCTGATCATCATAGACCGGGGAGTTGGGATCGGGCTGGAGCGCCTGTAGCCGCTCGATCATGACGTCGCGTGGCATCTCTTCCATGTGCGCGCCGCCGTTAAAGACCTTCTGGTTGAAGTCCTTGTCCTGCTGCCACTTGATCGCCGCCCCGGTGCCGATCTTGTTCGAGATGAAGTCGAAGGACAGGCTGTCGGTGCCGTAGTATTTCTGCAAGTCAGGCGTGAGCTTGATGCCATCGCCGTTGACCTTGGTGGCATTGAGATCGCTGTTGATGGTGCGGACCAGTGACGCCTTCATCGCCGCATTGATCGCCGCCGCCTTCATGGTGCCACCGTTGATCACGTTGGTCTGCGTCTGGTTCCACTGCTGCCAGCGCGAAAGACCGGAGGGGACCGTGGGCCTGCCGCTGCCGTCATCGGCCTGCGCGATCTGGATCGGCGACGCCTTGAGCGCCTCCCCGGCCTGCGTGACCTGCTGCGGCGTGAAGTCGCGCGCATGATCGCCGCCGACCTGAAAGTGCATGCGGTCGTACGGCGTCCCGGTGTTGAAGTGGCCGCCCCATGTCAGGTGCTGGTCAGGATACTTTTCCTGCTGATAGGCCCGCGCCGCCGCGCCCATCTTCTCGTAGACGTCCCAGCCGGGGACGCTGGGCGGCCCGACGTTGGGCACCTTGTTGCCCTTGTCGTCATAAATCTGGATGTCGATGGCGCGGCCTGACGGATGCCACGGGGTGCCGGTCGAGCGCGGATCGACGGTCGAGATGATCTTTGCCGTGTAGCCCTCGGGCAAAACCTTCGAGGCGTTGCGCACGGTGTCGACCAGCCACGGTGCGGTCTTCACGCCGCCGCGCTCGTAACCGTGCGCGCCCGCCTCATCGAGCGGGATGGAGGCCTGCTGCTGGTAACCAGCCAGCGTCCGCGCGGGCTGCGCCCCGCCGACATTGACGGCGCCGACATAAGCCGGGGGCCGCGTGTCAGACTGAACAGTACCGTCCGCCGAGGCCACCACCGTGCGCGGCGCTTCCGGCTTCGGCTCCATGCGCGCGTTGGTGATTGCCTCGTCGATGTTGCCGCCCTGCACCTTCGTGGCATTGATCGCCATGAAGTCGCGCGAGGTGATCTGGCTGGCGTCGCCGTTGTATAGCCGCTTGGTCACGTCGCTGGGTACGTTGGCGTTGACGGTGCTCTTCGCCCATTTCTCGGCGCCTGCCTGCCCGTCGCTCTCGATCCGATCCTGCCCTTCCTTGGTGGCAAGCATGGTCTTCCACGCGGGCTGGTCCGGGTTCTGGATATGGGCCATCACGCCGCCCATGCCCTGATTGTGCGAACCGTAAAGTTCTGCCGATGTCGGCTCCCGCCCAAGCTGCTGGGTCAACTGGTCTTTCTTCTGCGCCAGCACCTTGGCTGCGGCGTTGGCATTGTCGGCAGCGTCATAGATGTTGCCGCCGCCGTTCATGCCGAACTCAGCCTTGGTCAGGTTGAAAAGACCGTGGTGGCTGCCGGTGACGTCCTTCGGATTGCCGCTCGACTCGATGGAGGCAAAGACCTTGAGCGCCTGCGGATCGAGACCGTTCTCCGCCGCCGCCTTCTCAATGGCCGCCTTGACTGTCGGGTTCTTGTCGATCTCGGCGATGCGCTTCTCGTTGAGCTTGCCCTCGACCGGCCCCGTCGCGCCGCCGGGCAATTGCGTCTGCGGCTTGACCACCGTCGGCGCCTGAAACTGCACGGGCGATTCCGCCTCGCGATCTTTGACAAATTGCTCCCTGAACTTCGCCGCATCGTCGGCGCGGCCCGTCGCCATGTAGCCCTTGATGACATTCTTGCCGACGGTGTCGAGATAGGTGTCCTCAAGCGCCCGCTGTTGCGACGGAGAAAGACCGCTGGCTGGCGCCGCATCCTTGATCGCCTGCTTGACCTGCGCGATGGCGGTGGGATGCGCGTCCGGATTCTTCACCACCGACGCGGCAATGTCGGCCACCTGCTTGTCAAGGAAAGACCTGCCGTAACTGTTGCGGATGGTGCTCTCGTGACCGGCGGATGTGTACGAAGTCTGTGATTGTGAAGCGTCGCCCTTGATCTTGTACTCGCTGGCAAGACTTGGCGGCGCCGTCGACTGAAATTTCTGGTTGGCAACGGCGACGCGCTCCATGATGCGGTCGTGCAGCACCCCGGGACGGTCGACTGCCGGATTAAACTTGGCAGTCTCCTCGGCGATGATCTGCTGAATTTCCGCGTGATAGGTGCCGACGTTGGCGGCCATCTGCATCTTGTCGAAGGAGTCCTGCTTCGCCCGCCAGTGCGCGGCGACGCTGATCATGGCGCCGCCCGCTTCCTTCACCGCCTTGCCAAGCTCGGTCGATGCGGAGAAGCGCGGAATCGTCTGGGCGCCAGAGTCTAGCTGGACGTGCCGTTCATAGACGGGGATGCGGACCGCCATGTCATGCGTCGTCTACGTTGGAGGACCCACCGAAGTCGAAGCCGCTGGAGCCGCCGCTGACGCCGCCGAAGCCTTTGATCAGCGGCGAGATGGCGCCGAAAATTCCGGCCTGCTGCTGGCCTTGCGCTTTTATGCCCAGCGCCCGCGCCTGCATCTCGAAGTTCTGCGCCTTGATCTCGCCGTTGTAGCGGATCGCCTGCACATCAAGATCGGTTTGCCGGGTGGTGTCGATCAGCACATCGGTTGGTGTTCCGGCCAGCGAGACTCCCGATGCCAGCATCCCGGCGCGCTGCGTCGAGATCAGCTTGATCGCCTTGTCCTGCTGCTGGCTGGCGTTGAACTCGGCCTGCTGGCGTTCCAGCATCGCCTGCCGCGCGTAGGCGTCAGCTTGTGCCCGCGAGGCGGCGGCGGAGGCCTGTGCTCCCATCACGGAGCCGATGGCTCCGACGATGCCGCCGATGATCCCGAGGGCCATGACGCACAAGTTGATGTTCCCCTTTACGGCTCGGCATCAAAGACCGGCGTAACTGACCGGATGGTAGCAGGCAAGGGTTTGTCGGTCTGCATGACAATCTGTCCGCCGTCACGCCACGAACGGTCGAATCGGTAGGCGAAGACACCATCGTGCAGCGGCGGCGAAGTGTCCATCGCATCGTCGACCCCGCGCAATCCCACCTTGACCTGAAGTTCGCGCGCCGACGGCGACCCGATCTCCAGATAGCCGGTCTCCATCACGTCGATGTTGGCGGTGATGATGTTCTTGCGCCGTCCTATGCCAGTACCGTCGGGCTGGCCTTGCGCGATGCGCAGCGTCTTTGCCCGCGACACATAAGCGAGGCCGAAGGTGAGCGTCTCTGCCTCCTTGTCGCCGCGCAGCGTGAAGCTCCCGTTTGCATCGACCGCCACGTCGGGCAGCACCGCACCGTCGGCGAGGATCGAGACTGTCTGGTTGGCCAGCCAATTGACCCCGGCAATGCTCCCGGCGGGCGTCCCGCGATAGGTGAAGCTGGCGTCGACAAAGACCGCGTCCTCCTTCGGCATCGCCTCGAAGGTGACGGTCATGCGCTCGATGTGACGCACGTCGGTGCCGTTGATGGTGCGGCGCACCGAGACCCAGACTTCCGACCGGTCTTCTCCCGGGATCGTGGTGACACTCTCGACAATGCCATACGGCGTATCCGGGTTATCCGGATCGAGGGGGTCAACTATACCTGAGTTAAGCACCTCGCCGCCGATACGGTGACGGGTGCAGGCGACGATCTGCTGGTCACGATCATAGGTGACACCGACAAGCTCGCCATTGCCCATCGCGTTCCAGATGATCGAGTCGCGATCCTGCGCATAGGTAAACTGCTTCACCCCGGAGCGCAGCATGTGCTCGGACAGGATGGTCAGTTCCGGCGAGGTGTAGCCGTTGATCTGGAAAGACCAGAGGAACTCGCGCAGCGAGAGACCGTAGAAGCTGGCGTAGATGGCGACCTCGCCGATCTGCACCGGCTGGAGATCGAGCGAGCCGAACGTGCTCTGTCTTTTTTGTGTGAAGTTGGTCGGCCCGAAATTCTTGCCAGCGTCCGCCGGACCGATGGTCCGCATGGCGCCGGAGGTGCCGATCATCATGTCCTGACCCTCGGCCACCCACGCAATCGCGTTCACCTCGCCCGCGAGGATCGTCAGGGTGAGCGCGTCGTCGTCCTGCATCGGTTCGGTGGTGGAGAAGTTGTCGAGGACGCCCGCCTTGCTCAACCATACCGTCTGCGGCTGCGTGTCGGTGCGCGCCCAGACCAGCCGCTGCTGGTAGAACGTCACGCAGCCCGGCCAGCCGGTCATTTCCGACCACGCGCCCAGCGCCCAGCCGCCGGTCGCGCCCGTGCCGGGGAAGGCACCGACTGCCGACCCATCCGCCGCGATCAGGCCGTACACGTCGGCAAAGACGAAGGTGCCGCCGGTCAGGTTGGCCGTCGTGGTGCCGGTGCCGTCGGTTGTCAGATTGATGGCCGGGCCGTCGGTGAAGACTTCGTTGACCACCGCGTGGAGGGTGCTGACCAGCCCCGGCGGGCCCACCACGTTGATCGCAACGCCATCCACACCAGCCCTGTCGTAAACCTGAAAACGGTCTTCGTCGATCACCCTCGCGTAATAGGTCGTGCCCAGCGTGAGCCCGCTGATCCCGGTCGGGATCACGGTAAAGACGACGGGGTCGTCGTCATGCAGCTTGTGCGAGGCCCACGAAAACTGGTTCCCGGCAAAGGGGGCGCCCACAGTCTGGATGGTGACGTCGCCTTCGTTGGTGACCGAGCGCGTCATCGGCGTTGCCGACAGCTTGAAGTCGCCGGGCGTCACGTCACGCAGATAGTAGGTGACGCCGTCAGCCAGCGGCGAGGCGATCACACCGCCGCCCGTTGTGAAAAAGACCGGCTCGCCGCGATTGTGCCCGTGGTTCGCCCACGTCACCTTGTCCGTCGACGCGGAAAAGGTGATGACCGAGGTGGCGACGCCGACGCTGGTGATGCGCGCCCAATACCATTTGCTGGAGTATTGCAGCGTGATCGGCCTGCCGATGTCGGAGATGACGAAGCCGGTGTTGCCGTTGATGCCGACGACCGACGACGCCGTGATCTTGACGTTTCCGCTCACCCCGCTCGGGGTCATCGTCGTGCCGGTGGTGTTCGACGGCAGATACGGGCCGTCGTAACCGACGTAGGGAATGAGCGTGAAGGTCGAGCCGGAGAAGCGCGACAGCATCTGCTGCTGGAAGTCCGGGTGCGCGATGTAGAGAACGTCGGCGCTCTGCGCAAATTGCAGCTTCCACACGTCGTCCTTGTCGTACTGCGTGATCACCTCGACCGGCACGAC